CTTTTTGCACCTCAGTCAATAGTCCGACCAAGGTGGTGATATCTTCGGTTGTGATGTCTGCTAATTTCATTATACGTTTCTTGAAAGTGCGGTTTGGTATGCTTGTATTCGGGTGTATAGGTTAGCTGCTTCGGTGTCGGTTAAGCCGTCTCCTATGGTTGCGAAGGCACATTGTTTAGTTGAGAACCCAAATGCAGGTGTGCCATTTTGATTTAAAGTTGCTAAATAAATTGAAGTGTTAGTCGCAGTTGTATCTGCTTTTGCAGTGCTTGCCACTGATGTTCCATTTTTGTAAAACTTGACAGTTGTGCTTCCATTTTTACCACCAATGTAGTAACCTGTTGAATCTAAATTACTAACTGAAACTTCTCCACTTGCTCCTGCTTGAAAAATTCCACCTGTAAATACACCGCTTCCTATTGCTGAACTTCTCAATGCAAACCAAATTCCTTTAGTTCCATTATAAATACCAATCTCATAAGTACTAGCAATTGCATTAGTTCTTGAATAATAACTCATGTGAGAACTATTCGGAGTTAAAGACGAATCATTCAACTTCGTATCAGCATATCCATTTGTACCATTAGGAGTAGCACCATTACTTGAATGCGTCCATCCTCCGTTGAATACTAATCGGAAAGCAGCGTCTAAATCACGAGGGTCTTTTAAGTTCCATTTGTGAGTTGATGCAGTTCCACCAACAAACGGATAAATAGCTTTCATTTTAGTCCAAATGTTATCCGACTTCAATCCTTTGACAAGGTTGTCAATTGCAAGTTGTTGAGTAGGGTCTGTAATTGCAGCAGCAGTAATGAACGCCTGCGCATCAGGGTCAGTTGTAAGTCCTACAATGTCAGTAGCGCCTGCCCAAGATTTAGCGTGAGAATCACCCCAAGCAATTGCGTTGTTTGCGCCTTGACCCCAACCTATTGCGTTGTTTGCTGCGCCATCTCCCCATCCGTTGCTATTTGCCATTTTCTTGTTTACTTAAATAGATTCTTAATTTCTCTACATTCGTGTTTTTAGGGCTATATTTCAAACCCTTTGGTCTGTTCTTTTTCATATAAACCAAGAAGTGTAATTGTTTGTAGTGTCAGGGTACATATCTTGGTCAACGTTTTGATTGTACTCAGGGAATAAGTCTTGGTTGAAAGACATATAACTGATGAAACGCTCCGTGTAGTGTTGAGCAATTTGACGCTCTTTTTCTAATAAAAAGTCTACTTCGTTTTTCTCTACGTTTTCAGCGTTCTCTGATGAGTGCTTGTAGACGCCTTTGTTAGCGATTGTGTAAGCTGCGAAAGGAAGATATTCAACCATTGACCAATGTATCAGCATTGGCTTTACATACGTCTCAGTAAGCAGCTCGTAGTTACCTGTAAGCGTTCCTGCAATAATCAAGGTTTGTAGCTTCTCAAGTAGTTTCGTACCTAAGTATGTTTGTATGTGGATGTCCTGAGCGATTTTAACGAACTGAATGAACTTGTCAGTATCCACATTGCCGTTGACTGCCGTAAAACGAACTATATCGTCTCTTGTAATTAATAGTGCCGTTGCCATTGTTAATCGTTTTTAGGTAAGTAGCCTCTTGTTGGTGTGTCAATAGGACGAATAGAAACCAAAGCCTCATTCTTTACAACGTAGCCTAACTTCTCTGCTTTACGGACTGCTACTTGCTTTAATTCTTTGCTACCTACGTTCAATGCCTTACCTGAGAAAGTTGCGTAGACTTGTTTATTCCATCTATGGTGACAATTAGCACCACCCTTGTACAACCAAATATCATAAGTAGCAGCTCCACGAGGGCCAAATCCCGAATTAACTTGTTGGTTGCTCATTCTTTGGATATCCTCTTTGCGGTAGATTTTTTTAGCTGACATCATTTGTCTGCAGAAGTCTCTGCCTTTTCCGCTTTTACCACCAGTTTCACCTTGATAAACATAACGTGTAATAAACTTGATGCCGTCAATTACCTTGTCTTGTTTAGATGTGATGTTAGGACGAGCATCTCCTGTGCTTACAAAGTTCCAAACTTTTGACAATAAGGTAGGTTCTAGCTCTTTAGAGAGCATTTCGTTCTCTAAGTCATCAGAATCATAGTCCACAGGTGCTTCGTCTATTAGAAGCCAATTTTCGTCAGGTGTCTCACCAAGTGCAATAAGCTGCTCGGCTACACCTTTAGGCATCTGACTGCTAAGTTCAGTTCCTGTTTCCTCTGCAACTTGCTCTTCAGTAACTGCATTTTCCAAGTCTACAAACTCAAGCGGTTTGAGAGTCTTGAAGAATAGGTTAAGCGAGATGTTGTTAAAGGCTAATAGCTTGTCAATGGCGTCAATAATTTCCTCTTGGAAAGGCTTAATCACCATATTGTTGAACAAGATAAACGAGTTCTCAAGCTCATCAGCGTTAGACGAAAATCCGTTAGACGATGCAACACCAAATAATAGTGGTGAAGTGACGTTGTGTCCAAGCATAATCTTACGCAAGCATTCTTCGCTTAAATATGTGTAGTGTTCAGGTGCGTCATTTAAAGGGATGTCCTCAACCGTTGTGCGAGTATCCATATTGTCGTTGAACGCTACAATCACTTTCTGACCTTTAGAACCAGTTAACTTGCCTAATACCTTCGCAGAGATAATTTCTTGCTGCTCTAATGTAGGCACTCCGTTATTGAAGTTTACTACTTTAGTTCCTGAGAATCCGTTTTGAACCTCGTTGATTAGGTAATCGGAAATTTCCTCTTCCAAAAGTGCGTAGGGAACTGCGCCTTGATAGTCAGGATAAGCATAATACTTCATCCCTACGGCATACGGCTTTGAGAATAGTATCTCAACCTTTTCTCTACCGAATCCAAACGCAGGGAAGCGATTAGGTACATATTTCTTGACGTCTGACCAATCATCCGAGTAGTAGTAGCCTTCTACCTCTCCGTCTTTATTGCATTTCTCAGCACGAAGTAAATTAACAGGGATATGGTAAGCCTTGAGAATCTTGTCGTGCTTGTCGTTGTAATGTACCTGAATAGAGAATTGACCAAACAACTTTCTGTCTAAAGCAATCTTACGCAAACAATCCTTAGAGATTAAGGTCATCATTTGAGCGTACTCGTTAGGCTTGCGGTTAGCATCCGTAGCCGAGAGTCCTTTTCCGTAGATAAGTCGTGAGATGTTGTTTATAATAGCGTTGTTAGTGGTAGAATTAGTGTATCTATCAATCAAAAACTGATAGTAACTGCCTCCGTCTGCACCATCATAATTTACCCAAGCATCTCTCTTACTCTCTTCGATAGTAGGAGCGGTGTAGGCAGATAGATTTAAAACGTGTATGTTACTCATATACGATGTATGTATTTGCGGTTGTATTTGAAGTGTACTCACCTGAATTTACCGAGAAGTTCACGATGTTTTGGTCAGTACAAAAAATTCGGTCTTTGTAGACGATGGTAGTTCCTTGTTTTAGAACTAAGTCGTAGAAGTGTCCTTCTTTTAATGCGAAGGATGCAGTTATCGTGTTTATGTAGTCTCCTTGCGTTGAACTGGTGATGGTTACGGTAACAGGTGTATTTGTTTGGTCATCCGTAAGAATCATTGTATTAAACCCATCACGAGGAATGAATGAAAACGTCTGAGCTGATGTAGATGTAGTTAAAACTATCATACTACTACAAGTCAAATGAGGCGATTTGTTGCCAAATAAAAAAGGGAGACCTAAGCCTCCCCTTCCACGCTATGAAAAAACGAATTAGACAGTAACGATATTCGCAACACCGAAAACATCACCTGCACCACCTGCAAGACCTGCCTCGTTTGAGCAGTCAAGTAGGTTAGCATAAAGTTTCTCAGTTCCTACGAAAGTCAATGTGTAACCATTAAGGTCGCCCATTGCAGTTCCGTTAGATACGTTTGCAGTAGTGATTTCCATTCCGTGTTCTAAACCTGCAAGGAAGAATTGGTTATTGCGGTTTTTAACAACGATGTGAGGACGTCCGTAAGCCATCAACTTAACACTTTTATGCGTTGTAGCATCTTGTTTTTTAAGGGTAACGGTAAGCGTTTGCTCAGCGAATGTAGTACCGTTCTCACGGCTTGAGTTATATACTTGGTCAAAAGAGTTAGTTCCTTTGAGTTCGTATTTGTATAGATTAGCAACGTTAGCAATTGTATCGATGGTATCAGTACCAGCTACATAAGCAACGTCAGCGGAAGAGAAGTCTCCGTAATTGATGAAGTAGATAGCGTCAATACCACCTACTGCGTCTTTACATACTTCTAAGCGACCATTTGCAACTTCACAAGACATATTTTTAGTTTTTAAATGTTATAAAAAAGGGAGGGACTTGCCCTCCCCTGTAGTTTAAGTTAAGCTAAGATTAGTTAGCAGAGTTTGTGATACCGTAAGTAACAACGTCAGAAGCAAAACCGTATTTAGCGTCAGCAGTAAAGCGCATAACTACACGTACGTTTTGTGAACCATCAATGTCACCCATATCCAAAACTTTAACTTCGTTCATATCGTTCAAAAGACCTGTTGCGAAGTAAAGGTTAGATTTTTGAGCAAGAAGTGCAGTGTTGTTAGCAAGACCGTTAGCCATAAAGATACGAACACCATCAAAGAACAAGTCACCAAGAACTTGGTTTGTACCTTTGTTCTCGTAACCATTAGCACCTACACCTGCAGCAGCAAAGCCACCCAATGCACG